TACAATACGATTCTTTATCTGAAAAAACTTTGAAATTAGAAGCAGGAGACATTCAAGTTGCTTTTTATCAGCAACAAGCTGTAACTATTCAGGATAAATTAAAAGATTATGCAACGAATAATTATATGAGTGATTTTAATGATTATGTTTCTTCAATGATTACAGGTCAAGGCAGTGCAGGAGGATATGTAGTTTTATGGCCAAAAGAAAAACCTTCCAACATCTTTATTATGGATAATCCAGATTTAGAAAAGGCAAGAGAAGTACTAAGAATGAATAAAAATGGGATTGCTTTTTCTAAGAAAGGATGGCGGGGGCCTTTTAATTCAGCTTGGACATTAGATAGTATATTTAATGCCAATTTTATACAAACTGGATTAATCAAAGCAGATATCTTTCAAAATTCTTTTAACAAGACTGGAGATGTATTGAAATTAGTTAATGGACTACTCCAAATTTGGAACAACAAAAAGAAAATAATGGAGTTAACTAAAAAAGGAATGGAATTTTGGAATTCTAAGGGTTCAATTGGAACGATTGGAACAACTGATTCTGTTGGTAATCCTTTTCCTGGGGCTTCTACTCCAACCCCTATTGAAGATAATTCTTTAGTTATTCGTACAAATGGAGACGGCAAATATATTTTGATTTCTCCTAAAGTAGGAAAAGGATTAGTTTTATTAGGAAATGGTAAAGCAATTTATTTTGGAGACTTAGATGTACAAGGAAAACTTACAGTTAAAGGAAAAGAAATAATTCCTGGACAAGGTGGTGGTCCATCGGGAGGTGGAGAATCTACTGGTGGGTATCCTAGTGAATTAAAAACAGATGCAGAAAAGAGAGCTTGGAGAATTTACGATATTTTGTGTAATAACGGATTTACGAAACAATCTGCATGTGGAATATTGGGGAACATTCAACAAGAAACAGGAGGAACTTTTGATCCTGATACTGTTCAAATAGGTGGACCAGCATACGGATTAGTTCAGTGGGATGGTTCTTCATATCCTCTTGTTGGTCCAGCAACATGGGATGGAAAAGTTTATGTTCAAAACTTATTTAATGCTGCAGGTATTAAAGAACCAATAACGAGCTTAGATGCACAAGTTCGATTGCTTATTTGGACATTTACAAATGGACAATGGATGGGCGTAGTACAACCTACGACGGTTGATGGATTTAAGGCCTGTACTGATCCAAGACAAGCAGCATATGCTTTTGAACGAAACTATGAACGTCCGGCAGCGACACATCCTGAACGTCAAGATTATGCAGTTAACTGGTATAACAAATTTAAAGATTTAAAACCAGGAGGAGCTACTGGAGAAGCAGGACTAAAACATTTAGAGTCTTTGATTGGACAACGAATTGGCAATGGTCAGTGTTATGGCTTGTCTGCAGAATATTCAGGATATCTGGGTGGTTGTGGCATGGGTGCTGGAACAAAATATGGTTTAACTCATGTGATAGGAAATACTTCTGCAGCATCTGATATTGGTATTGCCTATGATTGGTCTGCTGTTGGTTGGAAAGTGATTCAAAACCCTAGATATGATCAATTAGTAGTTGGTGCAATTATTAATTGGGCAAGAGGTGGACAAGTGGGTTCATGGTTTGCAGATGGAACTTATGGACATACTGGCGTTATCCGAGGCTTAGCTAATGGTCGTATGCAAACTTATGAACAAAACACAGAGTTAGGTATGATTTGTGGAAAGTTAGATCGCCAGTATTATAGTGCAAGTGCAATTTCTTCCATTGTCATACCACCAAAATAGGGAGGTGATTTAATGGCAAAGTGGAATGTCATATTAAGTACAACAGAACCCTATAATTACGTGGGGATGATTCAAGTTCGACAAGGCAATAAAAACACTGAAGTTATGGAAGCTACAATTGTCGAAAATGGTCTTCCATATGATTTATCAGAATGTAAGGTATATTTTGAATCAGTTGTTGGCGGAAAATATCCAGTCCAATTAGAAACAAGAATTGTGGATGCTAAAAAAGGGAAAATCAAATATATTTTTGATAAATATTCCATGCAGTGTTTGCATCGACAAACAGCCAATTTCATTATATTTAAAGGAGAAGACTTGATTGGAACAACTCAAGACTTCTCCTATTTTGTCATCAATGCTGTTTCAAAAACAGAAGGAGAAATGGGTTCTTATTGGCAATCAATTGAAGATTTAATTGCTGATATGACAGATTTTATTAATGAAAATAAAGGCGATTTTACGGACTGGATGAATGAAAGGAAAGAAGAATTTGATCGCTGGAGAGAAGAACAGGAGAATAGTTTCCAAGATTGGAGAGAAGGACAAGAATCAGATTATTTGTCATGGTTTGAATCAATCAAGGATATTTTGAAGTCTATCGATCCAGGTGGAGTAATGTTAGCCGAATTAATGGATGCACGTGTAGATCTTCAAGGTGTACGCCATGAATCGATTTCTGAACGTTTCCTATCCGATCTAAATTATTTGTATCAAAAAATGAAAGCAGCACTTTTCACGATTGAATACGGTGAAATTGAAGTGACTGATATTCTTCAAGACGATCTCTTTTCAGATAATCACGAAGTCGAAAAAATTGAAACAGTAGAATTTCCAATTGAAGAAGGAGCTTTGATTATTGCAACTGTTGATGATCCAAAACAGAATGTTTTCACTCTTGAGAAAGTTGGGGTGATTTGATGGTTAAAGTAAAGAGAATGATGGAGACTGATGAATCTGGTGTTAAACGTCAATTTATGCCAATTACACATGTTTCTGCAGTTTTAGGCTTAGAAAAAATGATATCAGGACAATCAAAAGTTCTTTCGGTTAATGGTAAATATGGTGCAGTCATTTTAACGAAAGCTGATTTAGGATTAGAGAATGCAATTACTGAACTACCTTATGCAAGCGAGACAAGCGATGGTATTCTTACTGCTGAAATGTTTCAAAAGATCGTAAATGGAGAAGGTGGAACATATATTTTGCCGATTGCTACTCCTGAACAATTAGGAGGTATAAAAGTTGGGGAACTCTTAGAAGTTACTGAAGAAGGTGTTTTATCTGCAACTAAGCAAACAGACTTCAATTTCTCTGAAGAATTAAAGGGAAAATTAGAATCTCTAAAAATATTAAAAGCAGGTGCAAATATATCAATTGCAGAAGATGGAACAATTAGTTCTACAGGTGGTAGTGGGACTGGTGGTGTTAATCAGTCATATGTAGATCAAAAATTCCAAGAAGCTGTAAATCAAGCAGAAAATTACACAAACGAAAGAATTCCAAATTTTACTTTTGAAAAAATCGGGGAGGTATAGAAAATGACAGATATCGTAAAAATAAAACAAAGCGGTGTACAGGTTTATCCACAAACTCATTGGAATGCTATAGAAGGCAAACCAACAACGGTGAAGGGAGATAAAGGCGATCCTGGCCAAGCAGCAACAATTACCATAGGAACCGTTTCTAGTGGTTCAACCGCTTCTGTTACGAATGTAGGAACATCATCTGCAGCTAGATTTAATTTTGTTTTACCAAAGGGAGATAAAGGTGATCCTGGAATAAATGCCACAACTACAGCTGTAGCTACAACTACAGCAAATGGGTTGATGTCGTCCACAGATAAAACTAAGTTGGATGGAATTGCAGCTGGAGCACAGAAAAATCCAGGTAATGCTACAACTACGACAGCAGGTTTAATGTCAGCAACCGATAAAGTGAAACTTGATGGATTAGCGAATATTACATTTGAGAAAGTGGGGACGGTTTAATGGCTGATATTGTTCAATTAAAAGAAGACGGAGTTGCTAAATACTTAAAAACGCATGTAGAAGCTATTGATGGTAAAGAAGCATTGGTGCAGACAGATGGAGACCAAGCCATTGCAGGACATAAGAATTTTTCAGGTTCTGTAACAATCAATAATAAACGTGTTTTGACGACTGATGATAACAGATATGAAGTGGTAAATCTGGTTGTCACTAACGGTAATACAGGGACAGCAAAGCTTTATCGTGAAGGAAAAACAGTTTCTATATATTTTGTGGCTTTAAACGGAAAAAGTAGTGGCGGGAATGATTCGGTTATTTTAACTGTTCCAGAAGGCTATCGGACACCAATTAGTTTTGAACAACTGGTTGGGTCAATAGACCGTTCTACTTTGAACAGTGCTCAACTATCTATTGGCGCAGACGGAGCCATTAAATGGAGAAGAAATTCAAGTTATGGATCAGCTTATTCATTTGTTATCACTTATTCAATTTAAGGGAGGAAATCTAATGAAAGTAGTTTACAAATCAATCAAGCCTTACGGATTCGAGCAAATCATTTTGAACAATCAAGAAAATATCCCTGAAAACTGTACAGAGATTAAACCACCAGTTCCTAACTGGAGACCAAGATTTGATTTTGATAAAAAACAGTGGGTTGAGTTAGCTACTGAAGAAGAGAAAAAAGGGAATGCTGTTGATAGCGTAGATGAATTGGCTAATATTAAGGCATTATACGAAACGCTGAAGGCAGAAAATGATGAATTGAAACAGCTAAATTCTAAAGCAATGCTAAACAATGTAGCAATCAAGCAAGAAAATGTCTTATTGAAAGAAAAGTCAGAAAGTTTAGCGCAGTTGAATTCAAAAACGATGCTTGCTTCTGTACAAAATACCAAGGAAATCGAAGAAATCAAAAAACAATTACAAGGTGGGAAGTAACATGTATTCATATGAAGATATCAAACTAATGTATGACTGGGGCTGTTTCACTAACGAACAAGTAATGGTTTTCGTTCCATTATGCATTACAGACGAAGAAGCAGATAAAATCATTAATAAAGATAAGAGCGCATCTTAATTGATGCGTTTTTATTTAAGGTAAAGGAGTTGTCACATGATTAATTTAGGGGAATGGGGAATGATAGCAGGATCAATAACCGCTATCGTTTCTTTGATTTTATTAGTAATTAGACCGATTGCTGCATCTTTCTCGAAAATTACTGAGACTCTTTCAAAAGTAAGCCACAATTTAGATTTGCTGACTAAAGATTTAGAATCGAGCAAATCAGATCGATTGATGATTCATGAAGAACTAAAGAAACACGATGAAAGATTAGATACACATACAGAAAAATTGGTGGAACACACGCAACAAATCAAAACTTTGTTTAGGGAGAGAAGAAAATGAATAATAAAACGTTCGAAGTACTAAAATGGTTCGCACTGGTAATTATTCCCGCACTAGCTACTTTCGTGGGGTTAGTTGGTAAAGCGCTCAATTGGCAGTACACAGATATCTGTGTTGTCATCATTACTGGTTTTGGCGCGTTTTTAGGGAGTGTGTTGGGTGTATCAAATCGAACCTACAAAATGTTCTCGGCTGAAAGCGAAGAAGGAGGAAACAAATGAAAAAGAAAATTACTATTACTGCGATGAGCCTGTTAACGGCTCTTTTTTTATTACCCATTAATACGTTTGCTTATACTATTAATGACGAGTATAATTTAGCGCCGAATCAAGGAGACTCCAGATTAGCAATTCCTAACAAAATTATTTTGCACGAAACTGGAATAGATGCACCAGCAAGAAACGTAGCCGCCAACATGAAAAATAATTATAACGGAAGCAATTCTTATACTACAGATGTTATTGGTGACGGTGGGATTGTTTACCGTGTGGGTGAGCAAGGATATGTTTCGTGGGGAGCTGGTAACGCTAATCCTTATGCGCCTGTACAGATTGAATTACAGCGCACATATGATAAAGCATTGTTTGAAAAAAACTATCGAGCTTATATTGAATATACAAGAGATAGTGCAAAAAAATATGGAATTCCATTGACTCTTGATCAAGGAACTTCTTTATTTACAAAAGGAATCATTTCTCATTTGTGGGTGACAAATTATGTTTGGGGGAACCACACAGATCCATATGGTTACTTATCGCAAATGGGAGTTAGCAAAGAAAAGCTTGCTTATGATTTAGCTCATGGATTTACCGATGAAAATCCAACAACTTCTGAAAACAAGCCTGTCATTGATCCAACACGAGCTGGTGCAGCTAATCCTACGCTGACAGATGGAACAAATCACGCCCACATTGATCAGTTTGGGGAAATCGAAAACGCAAACTTGCATGTGGCTGGATGGCACATTGCTAACTATAAATACGAGTATATTTTCATTATGGACTACAATACTGGGAAAGAATTAGCTCGAGTAAGAGCTGATGGAATTTATAGACCAGATGTAAACCAAGCTTATAATACTTCTGGAAATGTTGGTTATCATGTATCTTTCAATATGCGTAATTTTCCTAGTAAGAAAGTCTATGTAATGATGCGGGCAACGAATGATCCAGAGGGAAACACTAAAGGCGGTGCGCAAGATTTCCATGACAAACGTTGGTATTTAAATATTCCTAAACGATAAAAATAGCTCCTCGTTGAGGAGCAGTACATAACTATATTGACAACTATAAAAATCATTCGATAAAATAGTGATGTTATCGCATATCTTCACTATCACCCATAATAGTCACACTCCAAGCTATGCGATAACAGGTTTGTTGCCACACATTCTACTGGTTGATTGTTTATGGCTTTATGTGGCAACAACCAGTACCCTTAGCTCAGTTGGTCAGAGCAGACGGCTCATAACCGTCCGGTCGTAGGTTCGAGTCCTACAGGGTACATTAACGTAGCCATTTGAATCGTTCTGTGTTAGAATTTTTTTGAAGAGTATTATACAAGCTAAAGCTTTTCTTCATTGCCACTCAAATGAGTGGCTTTTTTATGTATCCTTTTATGGATTAATGAAAGGATGTTTCACATAGTTATACTTCTGTATATTTGAAAAGTTTTACTTTGATTTTTAAATAGAAAGACATTTGGGTTAAATTGTGAGATAATAATAAAGGCGCACCCCAAACCACTTCCCCATAAGTGTGTTACGCTTTAAACTCTTTTATATTTGAAGCCATTAAAAAGCATACCATATTTTTGAAAAAAAGTGAGAAAAAAGGCTTACAATTGGAGTGGTAGTTAATTAGTGACTTATTTTTGATTTTATAGCACTGATACTATAAAATATAGATATCATCATATTACACAATCTTAATACTAACTTAAAAAATATCTCCTTTCACAAGTATGGTGATAAAATTCGTTCCGGGCTACCTTTTTAGGT